GATATATTTTCCCTCAAATTCGGGGAGCATGGCGATAACTTTACCATTGACAATCTGAACATATTTTGCCTTGTCAAGTGGCTTGTCTTGTGACTTTACCATGAAGTGCGGGGATTTGTAGGGATTGTAAGTCACCTCGTCACGATAAACAGGGGAGTTGGGTATGAAAGGGAAACGCTCGCCAATCATTGCGGCGTGGACATTCTTTCTCTTTTCTTTGATTACTCGCTGGCGACCAGCCTCGCTAACCTTAAAGGTTACGTTGATAAGGTTAATGTCGTTAGTATGCTCAACGACTTTCCAACGTCCATTCACTTTTTCTTGAACGCTGTAGAGTTTTTTGTGGAGGTTGCGATAGATTCTTACTTTTGTCATGGCAAGAGAAAAATACACTTTATACGGCTATTTGTCAACAACTTTTTGTAAATAAAAATCAAATAAATAGTAAATAAATAACCGTTAAATAACTGTGTAGGGCGAATCTAACAGATTTTTATGCCAGCCCCGCACCTTGGCATAAAAATTTTTATCATAGCACCCCGCGCCAGTATAAAAATTTCGTTAGAGTTTTTGGGGGATTGTCAAGATATTTTTTACTTAAAAAAACGGTATTTTGCTCTTGCTTGCAATTCAGCATTGACTTTTTCCAATTCGACTTGAAAGTCAAAACCCTTGGGAACTTTAACGGAAGAATGCATTGCGCTTTTTGCTAGCGATTGTGCAACGGCTTTTTTATCTTGTGCGGTTGTAATCATGGCAAGAAAAAGTTAGTTGTTTTGTGGTGGGCTGTCAAGATATTTCAGTCATTAAGTAAGACGGCGAGAGCTTTTTTGTATTTTTCTTTCTGCCGATCTGTTGGAGAGTCTGAAAGGTTGGCGAAGATATCGGCGATTTTAATTTTTTTAGGATTGTAACTACGCGCCACTCTCTCTATGTATTGCGCGTATGTTTCTTCTTTTCGATGCGTCAACCACTCAACACTAACTATCACAGAATCACTTATCCCAGCTTTCGCAAGATCGTTTTTCGTCCATTTGGTATCTTCCAAAACATCGTGCAGCCAAGCAACTTGCCAAGCCATACTTCCCTTCTTAAAGAAAGATGCAACGGCTTCGGGGTGCGTGATGTAAGGTGTGACCCCATCGCGGCGGAATTGTCCTGCGTGGGCTTGTGTGGCGATTTCTTGTGCGTTCATGGCAGAGATATGTTAGTTGTTTTGGGGTAAGTTGTCAAGATATTTTTTTGATTAAAAAGGGCAATCATCATCGCCCTTTGCGTGTTGCGCGATAGCTCCCGCCCAGGTTTTTGCTTTCAACGATGCGAGATACTCTTGATGATCCTCCCATTCTTCGGGTGTTCTGTCATCTTCGGGGTGTTGCTGTTCTTCCCCGCGATAAAACGGGTTGCGCTCCCAAGTGTCCCAGTCTGTCAAAATCCATTGGCGGTCTTGTTGCTCCATGCCGAAAATTTGAACTTGTTCGGCAATGCCTTCTGCGATGATGTGTTGTCTTGCGTCCATGGTGGTGTGGGGAAAGAATAGTTTACTTTGTGCGGTGTGTCAATTATTTTTTGATTGTTTTCAGGATGCGATAGCTTTTGAAAGTAGATCTATCAGCCCAGCCAATTTGAGCAGAAACCAACCAATCCGCTAGTGCTTGGCGAGCGCAAGATTCACTGTTTTCCACTAGCAAGAGATTTGTTTGATTGTGGAAAGTGCCAACATCGCGACCATCGCGAATGTCTTTTGTTTCGTAGCTAACTTGGGCGAGATATGTGGTGGTGGTCATGCAGGGAAAGAGTAGCAGTAAAAACCAATCGGCGCAAGTATTTTCTTTGATTATTTTCCGAAAAAAAGTTTGTCATACGTGCGAAAAACACTTGACAAGTTTCTAACAGAAAGCGTCTAACAGATTTTTATCTTGGCGAGGGGCGGTCACATAAAAATTCGTTAGACTAACCGATTTTTTTGTTAGATTTTTCTGTTAGATAGCTCCTAACAAAAAGCCAACCCCTCTCGGGGCTGGCTTCGCGTTTGCTTTTCCGTTAGACGAACTCCAGAGTGCCTAACGGAACTTCATCCTCGCGCCCATCCTCAAAACGAATGAGGGCGCGATTTCCAACTGGAGTATTGACAACTTCGACAAGCTCAACTTCTGAGCCACAGTAAATGACGATTTCGATTTCTTCGATCATGGCAAAAGAAAGTTAGTTGTTTTGGGGGGATTGTCAAGATTTATTTTCTGTTTTTAAGTATTTCTTCCAATTTGTTTTTATCGTAAAAGAAGCTATCTTCATTCAATTTACCGAAGAAAAAAGATTTTGGCTCATCAGCGTCACTGATCTCATAGTCAAGAGAAGACAAGATTTCATAAATGCTTGTGAGTAGGTGAACGGGAACTTCAATAGTTTGATTTGGCATGGCGGGGAAAGAGTAACAGAAAAAACCAATCAGCACAAGTATTTTCTTTGATTATTTTCCGAAAAAAAGTTTGTCATACGCGCAAAAAAAACTTGACAACTTCCTAACACAAAAGCCTAACAGATTTCTAACAGATTTTTATCGGGGAGGGGGGCGGTCACATAAAAATTCGTTAGACTAACAGTTTTTTGTCTTTTTTTTGTCTTTTTTTTGCATTTTTTGAGGGGAGCGGCTAACCATAACCGCCCCCCTCTGCCATGCATCAATCCACCACGATTGAAAACTCTTTGTCAATCTTGCCGCATTTCAGGGCAAGAACTTTTTCGGGTTTGAAGCAGAAGTAGCTGTTGCGGTTGCGGTCAACAGCGAACATGTAGCCGCCTTGACGAAGCGCATTAGTGGCGGGAGAGCCAGTGCCTTTGACCAAACCAGTGAAACGGTCTTTTGCGTTAATGGTGCGGATTGTGCCATCTTTCTTGGCAAACGTAAGAGAAAAGAATTTTCCTTTTGTTGCGTCGATGAGGGCGGCGATTTCTTCTTTAGTGGGTGTGTGTTGCATAGTGTTTGTTTTGTTAGTAGGCGGGAGAATGTTAGCGAATTTTTCGGAGTTTGTCAACTTATTTTTTGCATAAGTTTTGTAGATGTGCCAGAGCATAGCAAGTTGCGCCGAAAAGAATGAAGCACAAGCAATCAAACAATTCGTTTTTGCCCCGATAGATAGCAAACGCGCAAAGGCTGAAAGTAGGCGAGAGAGTAACGACTGCGGATGAGAAGATGAGGATTGCATTTTTCATTGTGGTGTTGTGTTGTTAGTAGGCGGGGAAAGAATAGTTTATTTTTGCGGAGTTGTCAACAAGTTTTTTATGCAAGTGCGCGTTTTGCGCGGAAAGTTCTCAACAGTCTTGCAGCTTCTTTGCGCGAAACAAAAAGAGCAACTGCCATATTTGCACCGCCGAAGATAACCATTTCTTCCATGCATTGAGAGCGGCGGAAGCGGGTCATCTCGAAAAGTTCGCAATCATATTTTGTGCGTTCTGCGGTGCGAGTAGTGGTGAATTTTCCATTGGAGTTGATTTTGATGAATTGCTGTTGTGGTGTCATGGCGGGGAGAGAATAGTCTTTTTTGCGCGAATAGTCAACATTTTTTTTGTTTTATTTTCAGAAAAAAGTTTTGTCATACATGAGAAAAACGCTTGACAACTTTCTAACAGAAACGTCTAACGATTTTTTATCTCGGCGCGGGGCGGTCACATAAAAATTTCTCAGTTGTCAAGCTTTTTTTTTATTTTTTTTCGTTAGAGAGCGCCTCCCGTTTCTGTTAGAGAGGCGCTGAGTCTAACGCTTTTTATTTTCTGTCTGCCAAGATGAATAGCAGCACTGCAACCAGCAAGAAAAAAATCATTTTTTTGCGCGTTAGTGTTCGATCACAAAACCGCTTTCGTCTTTTTTCGCCTTGCCTTTCTCGACAAGTCCGATGATTTTTCCCGCGCCATCGAGGAAGCGCAAGTCTGTTTCGTCTCCATTGATTACGTCAACGCCTAACCATTTTGCGGGAAGAGACTTTCTGAAAACCATTGCGACATTGCCGCCAGACTTTAGAATTGATTCAGCGATTGCACCGTTAGTCTCAGACTTGGAAAAAGTCAAGTGATAATTTTTTGGCATTTCACCAGCAAGGAAAGCCGTCATTCTTTCGGGCGACTTGGTGTAGTCGTAAAACATCACTTGCGGGAACAGTTGGAAAACTGTCTTGTCATTCAATTTGATTTTTTCCCATGGCAAGTCAGAAGTGAGATTTAGGCGGAAAACGGCAGTGAGGCTCTGCTTTTCGGCAGACTTAATGGCGGCGGCAATTTCTTTGATTAATTGCGCCAAGAAAGCAACTTTATTTTTGAAAAACAAACGTGTCTTTTCAATTCGCGCAAGTTGCACGTTTGAGAATGCGCCCATGCCAGCGGTATTTAAGCACGATGCGGCACAGCCAGCAGAAGCATCTTTGCAGACGTTAAAGCCAGAGAGTGAAGCGGGGGCGAGGTGAATGCCAAAGGTTTTGAAACCGATTTTTTCACCTTTGCGGATTTTTGCGTTTGCGGTAGTAAGTAATTTCATGACGGGGAAAAGTTAGCAGATTGAGAGATTTTGTCAACAGGTTTTTTATTATTTTTCTTTCAACGCTTCCGAAAGCATAACAAACAAACCCATCGAACCAACAAAACAAGCGATGCATCCAACGTGGACATGCGTTTCGCAAGATTGCGCTCCCGTGATGATTGAAAAAGCGGCGACGAAAAGACTAAAAACAGCAAGGGCAAAGATAACAAAGTATTTCATGATGCGCAAAGAGTAGCATTTCGGGAGCCAACGCGCAAGTATTTTTTTCTATTTTTTAATCTTTTTTTTGTGTCATATTGCGATTTTTTTCTTGACAAACAGCTCAGCCAGCCCCCTAACGGATTTTTCTAACATCTAACGGATTTTTATGGGGGCGCGGGGCGCTGGCATAAAAATTGTTAGACCAGAAGCTTTTGCCGCTGGTCTAACAGATTGGCGAGGCGCGGGAACTGTTAGAAGTCCCCACAGCAGCCGTCCATGCCATACTCCGATTGGTCTTCCCAGTAGGAATCGAGATAGCGGTCTTCACCGCCCTCATACTCATAATCCTCCCAGTCCCCATCGAGGTGGGAGTCATCGAGAGGTTCAGGGTCGGGGAGTTGGTCGGCAGGGTCCGCGAACGCTTCCATGGCTGCGGTGTATTCTTCGAACTCGGCGGTGGTGGTGATGAATGGATGAGGAAACATGACAGGGAGAGAATAGCCCCGAACTGATAAAAACGCAAGAACTTTTTTCTATTTTGTGCAAAAAAGTTTTTTCGAGAAAGCGCATTTTTTTGTTGACAAGTTTCTAACGAAAACGCTTTTTCCGCATCTAACAGATTTTTATCAAAGCGGGGGGCGCTCGCATAAAAATTCGTTAGACTAACAGCTTTTGCCGCTAGCCTAACAGATTTGATGAAGCTTAAAAGTTGTTAGACCACAAGGTCAATTCCCGCAAGATGCAAGTTGCGGTATTTACTTTCTCCGCCATCGTCAACATCAAACGCTTTCACGGTGACATAACGCTTGCCATTTTTGGCAAAGGCGACATTTTCAACAGCTTCAATTTTCAGGACGCGAACGCCGCTTTTTGTAACGCTAGACTTTTCCGCAAAGTAGCGCACGGTTTTATTGACAAGGGCGGAAACGAGTTTTTCAGTTGGTGTATTGTAGTCGAAGAACATAACGAGGAAAAGATAGAAGATTTTTGCGGTGGAGTCAAGAAAAAATCACTTCAAAAGTGGAAAAATTTTTGATGATTCTTTTCAAGTAATCAATCACTTCATGCGCTGGATCATCGCCTAACGGATGCGAGCCTTGACGCTCATTCATGCGATAAGAAACAAAACCAGCGTGGACAGTAAAAACAAGATGATTCATATTGTAATTGTATCAGAGTTCCTTAGATTGTTATACTAAACCTTGCAGCAATTGACTAACCCAAATTTTCTTACTTGTGTCAATTACTTTTCCTTCGTTTGTAGCAGTGCGAACAGTCACGATTCGGTCAGGTTTACCAAAGCGAGTCGAGACATCTTCCAGACCAATTACCGTGCTGACATAAAACCAGTGGCGACCGATAGCATGAAAGATTTGATTTGAGGTGAAAACGTCACCAACGCAAACTTCTAAGTAGGATGGATTTACTTTATTGGTGTTCATACTGTAATTGTATCAGAGTTCGTTTAGTTCTTTAACCTTATCAGTCATCTCCCAGAATCCACTAGTGGATTGGTATCTCACAAGAAAGCCGAGATTAACAAGTTGACGAACAGTCTTCAATTGAGCATCTGTGTAAGCAAAGACCAGGCGTTTGTCGCCATACTGCTTCGTTGGAGGGTTAGCAAGAAACCTCTTCTGATTACCTGTAAGTCGGGCTGTATTGTTCATGCCTAATTGTGTCAGAGTTCGTTTTATCGTGGCGGCGAAAGTATAGTATTTTCGGGGCAAGGTGTCAACAAATTTCTTTGATTATTTCATGGCAAGGACAATCTTTTGCATACGGAAGAAAAAGAGAGCTGTAACGATAAAGGCGATACCATAACAAACGTGTTCCCCGATTGTTTTCGCCTCAGTAGCGGCGAGAACGATAATGCAAGGGGCAAAGAGGGAAACAGCGGCGATTGTAAGCGTGGCGAAGTATTTCATGACGGGGAAAGAATAGAAGATTTTTGCGATATTGTCAACAAGTTTTTTTTGTTTTTTTATTTATTATACAATCTCCCAAATGGTGGTTTTGTATTCACGCACGATACAGAATTCGCGGCGAGTAATCCAATCAGCGGGAACAAGGTGTGTTTTTGTTTTCACACCGTCTGCTTCGATTGCGTTAATCAGGTGGCAGTTGTAACCGTCTAACACTGCAAAGCCTCCATTGCAAGGCTCAAGTTGCACCTTGTCGCCAGCTTTAACATTGAGCGTATTGTAGTGCAACTCCACAGTAAAATCTTTTGCGGCATAGTAGTTAAAGAACGTCTTGCCTTGTGTTGTCTTGGCTTCGGTGTTGATTTCTTTTGTGATTACTTCGGTGACGAATTGCGGTGTAGTGGTAGGTGTCATGTCGTTTGTGTTGTTATTGCTCACGGGGAAAGTATAGCGCGAAACGCATAGAAACGCAAGAACTTTTTTGTATTTTTTCTCATATTTATTTTGCGGCGATGTGTATTTTTTTCTTTACAAGAACCTAACAGAAACAGCTTTTTATCTAACAGATTTTTATGCCAAGGCCCCGCCCCAGCGTAAAAATTTCTTACGTGTCAAGTTTTTTTTATTTATTTTTTTTTCTTGACAAAAGCCTAACAGCGCAAACTGTTCGGCAGAGAATTGATTCCGCGCATCCGTTCTGCCTGTTCCTCGCGTATATCTTCCGCAAGTTGCGCTTCGTGTTCTTTGCGGAGTTCCTCGGCAAATTCGGGATTACATTGGTCGCATCCGTCCCCTAATAGGTGATGAGCGAGGGTCTGGCATTTACACCCAAAAGGCGAAGATGCCGAACAATTCGTGAGAGGCAACGCCTCGGAGTTGGTTGGTGTAGTCATAGCGGTTTGGTGCGGGCCTCCACAGAGGCGTTAGCGCGTAGCATTTTGGCGAGTGCGTCTGATGATTTTTTTTCGTTAGCTTCATCTTGGATTTCGATGAAGTGCAGGGACTGATAGCCAACCCAACCGCTTTCAAAGATTGCGGTTTGACCGTCCCAATGGGAAAAGATTCCGTAGTTAGTTTTTGTCCCTTTTTTCAAGGTATCGGAAAGTTGCGATGCAACGGATGCGAAGTAAGCGGCGGTGCCGTAGAGCAAGGTATTCATGACGGGGAAAGTATAAGTTTTTTTTGCGCGTTAGTCAACAATTTTCTTTTGTTTTTTTAGAACATTTTCAACTGTTCGGGCAAGATTTTTTCTGTTTTTTCTTGACTGTCTGACAAGTCGCGGAACTTTACAACAACGAATTTTTCGCCCTTGTCGTTGATTTTCGTTTCTGTTGCAATCACGCGCACGGGGCGAGCTGTTGTTGCTGTTGTGAGTGTGGCGAGATTGAATTGTGGGTTCCAGTATTGCATGACGGGGAAAGTATAGAATGTTTTTGCGCGTTAGTCAACAAGTTTTTTTGTTTTTTTGCGGGGAGCTTAAAGCTCCTCCGCTTCGATGATGTTATCCTCATAAGACAGCTCAGGATGAAAAGGACATGCGCCAAGGAAGCCCACATGAGGCTTTCCGTTATAGTCAAATTCAACTTCCCATTCCGCCCAATTGTCATCTACGCGATCAGCGATAGAAACAAAAGCAAGGTCGGTAACGTCAGCGGTGTTAAGTGATGCAATTCTCATGACGGGGAAAGTGTAACCTGAAACATGCGGAAACGCAAGAACTTTTTTTGTGTGATGCGAAAAAAACTTTTGTGCCATACTCGAAGAAAAAACTTGACAAGACCCCCCCTATTTCTTGAAAAATGCGCGACAGCTCGGCGTAGAAACGGCGGGGGGGATACTATTTTCAATCTCCCAAAACACCACCAACAACACTACTTCTCCAGAGCGCCAAACGGCGTTCTGTCCTGCTCCGCACCACCCACCCCCCCCCTATTTCCCAAAGCGTTTCGCAATCGTTTCAAGAATTACCCCAAAAAACCCAAAAAAAATCCACGCCCCAATTTTATAAAACCTTTTGTAATCAGAAAAAGGTGTAATACACTATGATGTCCGTTATACGCTACGAAAATATTCCAGTCTCTATGCCCCGAAACGATTTCGAGGGAAAGAAGTTTATTGCACCCGCAAACAGTGTATCTATCTCTCATGCCGCGAAAGTAAGTGCATATAGAACTCTTGCCCCGAATACTTTGCCAGATATGAGAGTTGGGGGTGGCACAGACACGAAAATAACCATAGCATTTCCGCTGTGCAATAAGTTTGCTGGTAATGTTTCTTCTGCTGATTCATACAATTTCGGATCTGGCGTTTTCGCTAACCTCACAGGAACAGGCAGTGCAGACATAACAATCGGCGGTCGAACATTCAGTGGATGCTATCTCGACAGCTTGTCTGTGGATATAGTGCCATTTCAAGCCGCGACAATGTCTACATCTTTCACTTGCACGAATCCACCTACAGGATTAACAATGCTTTCGGGGCTGAGTACAGGAGAAACAAACATGACAAACAAATTCTCGTATGGTCATTCCGCAACAATTTCGGGGGCAGATAATTATTCTTCAGATATTCACTCTAGTATTTCTTTTTCTCTTGATTTAAAAAGAACCTATTCCTATGCGATTTCCAAGCGAAACGCTTACAACGTCTTTTTGGATGAAGCATCAAAGCAACTACGGATAAAAGCAACAAACATAAAAACATTTATCAACGAATCTGGAGCGCTTTCTTCTTTTTCTGTTGATTTAAAAAACGAATCTGGCGAATTTGTTTTGCCTTCAGGAACGCTATCTACTTCTACTCGCGGAAGACTCAGCGCCCAAAATCTAACCTCTTCGCCGCCAAATATTTTGATCGCAGATGTAACTATTGACGAGCCGTTGCTCTAAATGGGTGTAAACTATACAAATGCCTAAAAAAAGATTTAGTCAGTCGGACTCAGTTGAGATTCAATTAAATCAAGTGAGTAAAATCAAAACTAAGAAAAAGAATTTCAGATTCACCCCAAAACAAGTTCAACTATTGGGGATGCTACTAGACCCCGAAAATAAAATTATTTTTATATCTGGTGCGGCGGGAACTTCTAAAACATATATGGCACTTTATGGGGCAGTCGAGATGATGTCTGAAGACCCCGAAAAGCAACTCATTTATATTCGCAGTATTATTGAAAGCGCAGATAAAGGCTTGGGCAGCTTACCTGGAGATATTGCAGAGAAATTCGACCCATTCTTGATGCCTCTATACGACAAGTTGGAGGAGATTGTTTTGCCGCAAGATGTGGCGAATCTTAAATCAACAGGAAGAATCAGTGCCGTGCCAATTAACTTTTTGCGGGGCGCAAGTTGGAATAATAAGATTATTGTTGCCGACGAAGCACAAAACTTCTCTGCCAAAGAACTCATTACTTTGATTACAAGAATTGGCGAAGGCTCCAAGATTATCATTTGCGGCGATACTATGCAAAGTGATATTGGAAAACTCAAGTCTGGTTTTTCACCTATGATGAATACTTTCAACGACGAAGAAAGTAAACAAAAGGGAATTCAAACATTTGTTTTCACTAAAGAAGACATTGTGCGTAGTGAAATCCTTAAATTCATTGTGAAAAAACTAGAAGAGGGCGACTTTCATGTGTAAATAACTATAACAGGGTTACACACAACGCTCGCAGCGAAATGCAGGAAATATACGTGTATTCCCTGCCTTTTCGTGTCTTTTTTTCTATTGAAAAATCAACGAAAAAACTCATTATTAATTATGAGCGTTATTTATTGTTCTGAGTGTGGAAAGAAGCACGAATATAATTTTGCAAAGCCCAATTTCTGTTCTAGTTGTGGCGGTCCTTTTGGAATGGCTAAGCTGAAAAAGCAAAAGCCTGAACAAGAAGAAGAGGAATACGACGATGAAGAGGAAGAAGACGAAGAAGATTTTGAAGATGATGGCGAATCATTTACCAATTCTACTCGCGTTCCCAACATTCGCAAAATCCAAGTAGAAGTAGAAACATCTGCACAATACAACACTTTTGATTTGGGTTCTATTATCGGCTCTGAGGCTAATCCTGTGCCTAAAGGTTCTACGCCAAAAAGAAGCAGCCGCCCAATTTCTCTTGAAGACTTTAAACAGAATAAAAAGTAAGTGGAACAACCTAAAAAAAAGACATACGAAGAGTGTTATCATATTATAGACACTGTTGTTTCAAAATATCAGAGCAAGTGGAGGCTTAACGCCATCAATTGGTTTGACTTTGAAGATGTAGCACAGATTGTCAAGACTCACATTTTCAAAAAGTGGGACTTGTGGGATCAGGAGCGTCCGTTGGAGCCATGGGTTTCAAGAATCGCTTCTCATCAAATCAAAAACATAGTAAGAAACAACTACACCAATTATGTAAAGCCTTGTATGTCTTGCCCCCACAATCTTGGGGATAATCTATGCGCACTAACCAAATCTGGCGAGCAAAACTCATCGTGCAAAATATATGCAAAATGGGCAAAGTCAAAGCGTCAAGGTTATGGCGTAAAGATGCCACTCGCTATGGAAAATCATCAGCAAGAAATTGATTCGTTTACTGATTCTGGTGTCGATTTTGATTCTTCTATCGAAAAACTAAATGCAGTACTCAAGCTAGAACTATCAGATGAACACTATCGAGTATACATGATGCTATTCTTCGAGAATGCTTCAGAAGATGACGTAGCAAAATACATGGGCTACAAAACATCCGAAAAGAATCGTGCCGCTGGCTACAAACAGATAAAAAACCTCAAAAAAATGCTGAAAGAAAAAGTGCAGCAAATCATTGCCAAAAACGACATCATACTATGAGTTTAAATGACGAACAAAAGCAAAAAGTCCAAGAGGCTTTTGCCAAGAATCCCGATTTGAATGAGATAGTCAAACATGTGTTTGATAATCCACAACTTGACGGTCGCTCGAAAGAGGGGCGCGAAGTAAGAAAATACATGGTGCAAGCAGGTATGAAATTTAATACCGCTCGCCGCGAAAAGAAAGAAGACATTGTCTTCTCGCCGCAACAAAGGCAATTCATCATTGATCAAGCGAACGCTGGTCTATCTTCTTTGGCTATTGCTGAACTACTGTTTCCAAAGCAGGAAGTAAAGCCGCTCTCTATGGAGCAGCGAGCTGTTTTCGCGCTGATGAGAGAGATTAATCCAGACTACAATCCTTCTCAAGACACAGACGCTGTGCTGTCCAGCTACGTGGCTCCGAAGGCGCTAGGTAGAGTTTTGAAAAAAATCAACGATGCGACTGGGAATGTTTTCGAGGAGGAGAAGATTAATCGCCAGCACAGGATTTGTGTCGATAAGTTAACCATTAACTTGAATAATTCGCGGTTCGTGAAAATCATGAACAATTACACTTCCAAAGACGATAGGGAGTTGTTCGAGCAAGAGTTTATTCGTTTGACTTGGGATAAGCCTGATTTGACCTCAGATGAGATTAACCTTTACATGAACGTGTGCAAAGAAATCATTAATCTTGAGGTGATTAGTAAGCATTTGAATAAACTGAACGATATGTTCGACATTGCAAACGATCAGGAAGAAATGAGCGTTCGACTTGCAGAAATCATTAAAGCAAAAAGCAGTGAATATCATCAATGCGAAACTCGTATTGAAAACCTTACGAAAAAGCTTCAAGGTGATCGAGCATCGCGTATGCAGAGTAAACAAAAAGAAAACGCTTCTCTTTTGGCGCTAGTGCAATTCTTTCAAGACGAAGACGAGCGAAAGAATATGGTTCATATCGCAGAAATGCAAAAGGCTCTAGTATCTGAAGAAGCTAATCGACTAGAGGGAATGGAAGAATGGAAAGCTCGCATACTTGGAATATCAAAAGATCATGTCATTTAATTGTAAAGAGTGCAATGAGTCATTTGATTCATTAAAAAGCCTACACCATCATTTCAAGAAACACGATATGATGTTGGGCGATTATTACGTCAAGCACTATCCACGCTTCAATAAGCTAACGGGCGTTCCTATTCAGTTCAAAACGTATGAAGATTACATGGAGAGAGATTTCGCCACATACGATCAATTAGTCGAGTGGTGTGATACAGCGGATCAGGAAGAAGTTGGGGCATATATTCTTTTATTGCTTAAAAAGCGCATAGAAAAAAAGGAACTAGATTATGGTCCCTGCTCGACAGAATTATTCACATCAGACTTGCCGCCAATTAGAGTATACAAGCGTATCTTTGGCAGCTATAAAAAAGTGTGCGATGAATGTGGCGTTAAACCGATGTTCGGTTCAAACTTGCCACAAGAATTCCACAACGATTACAGAGATGTAAAGATTTTGATTGATACGAGAGAGCAGCAACCACTCAAGTTCCGTTACTCTGCGCCACTCAAGCTAGATGTTGGCGATTATGCCGTGACAAAAGAAAACTTTAAGTATACGTATGCGGATAGAAAATCGTTTGCTGACTTTTGCAGCACTTTGTCGGCAGAGTATAAGAGATTCGTCAGAGAGCTTCAACGCTGTAGGCAAGCGGGGTGTTTCTTATTCATTGTGATTGAAAGCGATCTACATAAGATGCGCGAAATCAACAAGTATGCTCCGAAACGATTTAATCTCGACTACATCTTCCACAACATGAAAGAATTGCAAAGAGATTTTAGAGACTGTTGCCAGTTTGTATTTGCAAAGAATAGAAGCAGCAGTCAAATACTGATACCAAAGCTCCTAATGCTTGGTCCAAAGATATGGAACGTGGATGTTCAATACTTTTTGGATGTTGGAGAAATGAATTACTTCGAAATTAAATAAATATGGCGTGGGAAAAAGGACATCAAATCTTACATAAGAAATTCGAAAATGTAAACCAAGAAATCTTGGACACAGAAGGCTTCATTGAAGAAGAAAAGGCGAAGGTTCTTTTGTATAAGTTCTTGCGCGAGAATCCTTCATTTACTTCGGAGCTGATTTCAGGCATTTCATTGTTTCCATTCCAACACATGGCGATTAAGGCAATGATGGAGACGGATTACTTTTTGGGGATATGGTGTCTTGCGGAAGATGAATATGTACTAACTGAAAATGGGTTCAAAAAAATTAAAGATATTCAAGTTGGTGAAATGGTTCGTTCTCGCGAGCAGCTCAATTTAGTCACAGACAAAAGAATTAACCCACTGGAAGATGGACTAGAAATAACCCTGAAATCTGGCGATTCATTTAAGGCTAAAATTGGACATAAAACTCTTGTTTTCAGAAATTTTCAGTTTCAATTTGAAGAGATTCAAAATATTAAAGAAGGAGACATTGTTCCAGTAAAATTGGGAACAGATGTCTGGGGAAACCAGGATATTTTTAAAGATTTTAATTTCAAAAACAAGCAGCACTTATTCTACTGGCTGGGATATGTTTTGGGCGATGGTTATCTCAATCAAGATGGAGTTCACTATTGCTCGGAAAATTATGAAATTCAAGAAGTGATCTTGAAATTTACACAAGCTAATGATTTTAAAATGTATGCTCGTCAACGCAACGCTAATTTAAATTTCTACGAGTATTCGGTATTTAATCGAGAATTGGTTAAAGCATTAGAATCAATAGGCTGGGATAAATCTCTAAAATCAAAAGATAAACTAATCTGCGATCAAATCTTAGCCACAGAAAAAGGAAATCTATGCGCTTTAATTGGTGGATTATTTGATGCGGATGGATATGCATCTTTTCAACCAAACAATAGTAAAGTAGGATTAAAAAACACATCTCTTCAATTATTGCGTCAAGTAAAAATGCTTTTAAATAACTTGGGAGTGGAATCTAATTTGAGGCTTTCTGGGCAACACAATGATGTGCCTTATTATGATCTAGTATTAACAAATGACGTTTCTAGCTTAAAGAAATTTCAAGCAGAAATAGACTTTATTGTTTCTCATAAAAAATCCAATCTTCAAAAAATCATTGATAGATCTAGCTCAAGAAACTACCAAAATAAACTGATACCAAGATTTGGACAATTACTAAAAAAAGAAGGTTCACGTGAAAAGCTCTGTGGGAAAAAGGGGCAATGGGGAATAGGTTTCTCTCAAAATGAATTGGATAATCTCCAAGGTTTGTCAGAAGATACTAAATATATTATTGATTCAATTAAAGAAGAGCGGGTTTCGTTTTCTGTGGTAAAAACTATTACGCCTTGCCAAGTAAGATCAGTGGATATTACTGTAGAAAATGAAGAGTGTTATATCGGCAACGGTATTGTGCATCATAATTCGAGGGGTCTTTCCAAATCATTCACCACTGGTATTTTCGCGGCTATGGACGCTATCTTGAATCAAGGTGTTTATATTGGCATTATATCAAAGTCTTTCCGTCAAAGTCGAATGATCTTCAACAAGATCGAAGAAATTGCCAAGAGTCCCAAAGCTGCATATCTATCACAATGCATCACAAGAGTCAGTAAGTCTAATGACCAATGGGTTATGGAAATTGGGCGTAGTAAAATCATTGCCCTGCCGCTTGGAGATGGTGAAAAATTAAGGGGTTTCCGTTTTCAGCGAATGATTATTGACGAGCTTCTTTTGATGCCCGAAAAAATCATTAACGAAGTTATTCTTCCGTTCTTGGCGGTTGTGGAAAATCCGACAGAGCGTCAAAAGATCTACGATCTTGAAACACAAATGATTGCTGCTGGGAAAATGACCGAAGAGGAGCGTCACAAATGGCCACATAACAAGATTATTGGTCTTTCTTCTGCTTCTTATAAGTTTGAGTATCTATACAAGCTTTACCAACAATACGAAAACCTTATTCTCAATCCATCTAAACAAGATAATGCTCATCGAGTGATTATGCACTTGAGCTATGATTGCGCCCCGAAACAACTTTACGATCAAAACCTTTTAGATCAGTCTAAAGCGACAATGAGTGAGGCGCAGTTTGAAAGAGAGTTTGGATCAATCTTCACAGATGATAGCTCTGGTTACTTTAAGGTTAGCAAAATGGCAGCTTGCACCGTTCCTGATGGTGAAGGTCAATCAGTAGAGGTAGTAGGCGATAAAAGCAGCGAATACATACTGTCATTTGACCCATCGTGGTCAGAGAGCGAAGGCTCCGACGACTTCGCAATGCACGTTATCAAGTTAAATGCTGACAAACGCAGTGGAACTATAGTACATTCGTATGCTTTGGCAGGAGCCAACTTGAAAAAGCATATTGTTTACTTCCATTATTTATATACCCACTTTAATATTCGTATGATTGTGGGTGACTATAACGGTGGCGTTCAGTTTCTCAACTCCTGCAACGAAAGTGAAATCTTTAAGAAAGCTGGAATCCAAATACAATGTATGGACGTTGATTTTGATGACCCCCAAAGCTACAATACAGATTTGCGCGTTGCCCGAAATCAATACAATGTAGAATCAAAGAAGATATGCATACTTAGAAAGCCAAGTTCATCGTGGATTCGATCAGCAAATGAGATGCTTCAATCTGCTTTCGATCATAAAAAGATTTGGTTTGCTGGAACAGCTTTGGATGACGATTATTCGCGGCAAAAGTCAGCGACGATTCCTATTGATGAGATTACATTCTCGCGATACAACGATGAAGGCGACTCATACGCTAAACAAATCGACCTAATTGAGCATTTGAAAGACACAATTGATGCCACGAAAGTCCAATGCGCACTTATACAAGTATCAACTACAGCAAATGGCTCCCAATCATTTGATTTACCATATAATCTCAAGAAACAGCGTAACGCTGACAAGGCAAGAAAAGACTCTTACTCAGCTTTGGTTCTCGGCAATTGGTTAATGAACATCTACTTCGACATGATGGCGACACCAGAGGCATCTGTTCAGACTACATTTGTCCCAATGTTTGTTGATTAACTTTTAAAGTTAACTTTTGGACTTTTTTGTGTAATATAGAGTAATGGATAAGCGACACTATAATAAAAAGTCTGAGTATTGGAAAAAATTTGATAAATCGCCAATAAAAATCATGTCACAAGCTCATGAAGACTATGAGCCAGAGCTATGCGGCGAGCCTTTCTATGTCGCAGAGGCATCATTGAACACTTCATTCGCAAATGATGACTATTCTCGCGTAGATAGCTCTTCTCGTAGCGGCAGTCGTCGCAATAGAGCCGCTACCTCAAGAACTCATGATCGCTTTAGCAGCATCCGCAATGGGCTTTTGCCTTATAGCTATGCTATGGACGGCGTTAATGTTCGCGAGGCAATCGAATTGTGTCAAAAAGCTTATGCCAATGTTGCTGTATTCAGAAACTCTATCGACATTATGTCGGAGTTTTCCAATACCGAGCTGTATCTTGAAGGTGGTTCGCAAAAGAGCCGCGATTTCTTCAATCAATGGTTTAAAAAAATCAAATTGTGGCACTTGAAAGATCAATTCTTCAGAGAATTCTATCGTAGTGGAAACATTTTCTTTTATCGCGTAGATGGCACAATCCAAACAGGAGATTTCACCAAGTTGATTCAACAAATCGCTGATGAACAACCCACCTCTAGTAAAGTTCCTGTTAGATACATCCTTCTCAATCCTTTTGACATCGTAGCAAAACGAGGATCGAGCTTCGAGACGGGAGCTTATGAAAAAATCTTGTCTGAATACGAATTGGCTCGCTTGCAGAATCCAGTTTCTGAAGAAGACCGCGAAACTCTTAATGGTTTGCCAGACAATGTTAGACAAGATATTCAAAAAGGAGCTTATTATCAGAATGGTTTGAAAATCAAACTCGATCCAAACAAAATCATTTTCGTTTTCTACAAAAAACAAGACTACGAGCCGTTCGCAATTCCATTTGGCTACCCAGTGTTGGAAGACATTAACGCCAAGCTCGAATTGAAGAAAATGGATCAGGCAATTACTCGCACTGTTGAGAATGTCATTCTATTGATTACTATGGGCGCTGAGCCAGACAAAGGCGGCATCAATCAAAACAATTTGGTAGCAATGCAAAAACTCTTCAAGAACGAAAGTGTTGGTCGAGTTCTTGTTTCTGACTATACCACGAAAGCTGAGTTCGTTATCCCAGATTTAAACAAGGTTCTTGGTCCAGAAAAGTATAAAGTTCTCAATGAAGACATTAAACAAGGACTGCAAAACATTATTGTCGGAGAAGAGAAGTATAGCTCTACAGAAGTTAAAGCCGAAATCTTTTTGGACAGACTTAAAGAAGCTAGAAATGCGTTCTTGAATGATTTCTTGCAGCCCGAAATTAAAAGAATCGCTAAAACTCTTGGCTTGAAAAAATATCCTACTGCCAAGTTTAGAGACATTGATATTAGAGACAAAACGCAGCTCATGCGCGTAACAACTCGTTTGATGGAGCTTGGCATCATCACTCCACAACAAGGTATTGACATGTTCCATACTGGAGAGTTTCCAAAATCAGAAGATATTGCGCCATCTCAGCCAGAATTTGTTTCGCAGCGAAAAGAAGGTTACTACAATCCAATCGTCGGTGGCATTCCAACAATCTCACCGCCAGAACCCAAAGATACTACAGATTCGGGACCAATTAATGCGACTCCAAAAGTTGCTGGTCGTCCAGAAGGAACAACTGGTATTCCATTGGCAAAAGCTAAAGTATCAGTAAAAAATATTCGCGGCATTGTTAGTAAGATCGAAGAACTTCATGCATCTATCGAAAGCGAATTGAAAGCATCGCTATCGTTGGAAACACTATCTGATAATCAACAGGAAATGGTGAATAAGTTGTGTGAAACCGTTATTGTTTCAAGCAATTTAGAAAGTTGGGCTGAAGTCGCATCTTCTTGTGTAAAGGACTTTGAGGCGATTGCCTCTTTGTCTACTTTGCCAGAAGTATTAGAAGCGGCTGCGGAATTCGAAATCGACGATGATTATTCTGCGGCACTACTGTATCACTCAAGCGGATTAGTTTAATATGAAAAAAAATTATCTATACACAACTTCTTTTGATTCACCGATTCTTGCTTATACGCAAGAAGAAGAGTCGTTTATTTCAAAAGCGTCACTCAAGAATTTACGTTCTTTGTTGCCGCAAGATATTGACTTTTCACAGAACATTGACTTGTTGGGTGTTGCTTTTAATGCGGCGGTAGTTAATCAATTCAATAAAAATGACGATGGCATTGATTCGGCATTGGCGGCACAAGTGATTCAAAACTTTCGACATAAGCCTACTAATATCGAACACAACAAAGAAAACATTGTCGGACATATTATCAACGCTGGATTCAGCGAATATAATAATTCGAACAAAATGATTTCAGCAGAAGAGGCTCGCGATATAAAAGATCCTTTTAATATTGCTTTGGGAGCTGTTGTTTATAAATCTGTAAACAAAGACTTTGTCAAATTGATTGAAAGATCGGTTGATGAACTCGACACTCTACACGAAGCTATTTCTGCTAGCTGGGAAATTGGTTTCAGTGAATACGACATTTTGGTCGGAAGCAGAAACATGAAAGAAGCTGAGCGCATTGATCCTAAACACTTTAATGAAATCAAACCGATGCTTAGAGCCTATGGCGGCAATGGATCAATGAAAGATGGAACTAAAGTATATAGACTGCTTAAAGGAGAAATCTTCCCACTTGGTATCGGCTTTACTACTAAGCCAGCAGCCGATGTAAAAGGTTTGTATTCTGAAAATGCAACAACTAATAATATCACTTTTAAAGACAAAAGAGATGCAAAAGCGTATTTCGATATTAAAAATAACATTTTTTCCAAAAAAAATAATGCTTTTATTTCCCATTTAAGTAATGATGATGTAAAAAACAAAAAAGAAACTAATATGGATATTGAACAAATTCTTGCTGAACTGAAAGGTCTCCTTGTTGAGAAGAAATTCTCCGAAGAGGCTGTTGCTAACATGACGCAAACCTTTGCGGAAGCAATCAAAAAGAAAGACGAAGAATATCGCGATTCTATGACCAAGGCTGAAAAAGAAAAAGAAGACATGGCCAAGGAAAAAGAAGAGATGAAAAATTCTGTCAAAAAAGTTGAGGCTGAACTTAAAGCCGCTGTTGAAAAAATTCAAGAGTTTGAAAACTTCCAAAAACAAGAAGAAGCTGTTGCTCGTTTCAATTCCCGCATGGAAGTGATTGATCAAGGTTATGAGCTTGACGACGAAGATCGTAAAGTTCTCGCTTCCGATCTGAAAGAACTTGCTCCTACCGAAGAAGCTTTTGCTGCTTATAAAGACAAACTTGCCGTTATGTGGAAACACAAAAACAAAGAAGCTAAAGCAGCTTTCGAAAAACAAATTCAAGCTCGTATTGATGAAGAAGTCGCTAAGAAACTTTCTGTTTCGAACGCTTCCGAAGCAAAAACCGCAGAAGAACTGG